AAACGTAAGCCTCTCTGTATGTTTAATGCTAAAACAGTAAACCTTCGGGTCTCTGTGGGCACTTTACATCCTTTCTGGGGTCTATACCTACCTGGTGTAGATACAGATGGTAATTACAAACTTCCACCGCGGAATTCTGGAATTTTATCCAGAGTTACGCGTGATAAAAAACAAAAAGTTTTTTTGAGAAAGGAGGTTTTAAAATATCGCAATGGTTCGGGATTTTCCCCGAAATGTTTCGACATATTCCTCAGTAGAGGATCCCATACGATATTTCGAATCGAGCAACAAATAAAAGGAATCATTGATTCTTTGTTGTTTTTCGATCCTCAGTTATTCAATACGAAAACTGAAGATTTTAAAATAACTTATTCTGCAATTTCTGCAGCTTTTAAATGTTGCATATTCGATTTAGACGAAGTAACCAAATTTTGGAAAAACTTTACAAATTATGTCTATGTCAACTGCTTCAAGATTGAAGGCGTTTCAGTAGAAATGCTGAGGAACAATTGTTTCTCACGGTTGTTAAAAACGTCACGACTTAGTCGACTATTAATAACAATTCCTAGTAAGGAAGAGTTAAGTTTTCTAGGCCATTTGACGTCTACTAGACAATTAGTCCCTGGAGGTAAGAAAGCGGCTGCTGCTGCAATTCGAACCTTCAAGAAAGTAACCGAGAAGGAGTTTACTGTTAGTGACGAATTATACGATCGTGTATATCGTCTATCCAAAAGGATAGCTAACAGGTTGAGTGAAGCAGACATTAAGTTTGACAACGCTCATATTTCTCTTTCTATGGCTGGATCATACTCTACACCTGTTATCGACGGTGGTCGTTCAGAAGAAATTCTGGCGGCTGTCGAAGAGGTACTGTTATATGTACCCGAAGATGATAGAGAAGAGTTATATCTAGAAACTTTAGGAATTACATTGGAAACACCTCGCGGTAAAGCAAGGTGGCAATGTTGGGGTCGTAAGGAAATACTTACTTGCGATCCAAAAATGTTCCGAAAGACTAGAGAAGATATTACGCTGGTCGGTCAATTTGATCGAATCTGGGGTCTCGATGAGGCCATGGGTTTTCAAATTTTCTGTTGCGCCATTCTCGAATATGAGAAATGGAAAACAACAGATAAAGTGATTCCCGCCAGAGTTGTCACAGCGCCTGAAGCAGGTGGAAAAGCAAGAATTGTTACCACAACCTATTGGTGGGTAATAATTCTTCAACAGCCGTTAGGTCATTGTTTGGCAAATATTTTGTCAAAGCATCCATCCTGTACAACTTTTAGAAGACAAGACCAAAGTTGGGCTTATATGAAAATTCTTTTCAAAGCCAACAGAAAATTTGGTTTTAAGATTTTGTCTTCAGATTTAAAACATGCAACCGATTCAATCCCAGTTAGGATTGCCAAGGCCATCCTAAATGGATTTTTAGATGGTTTTGGAGTCGGAAATCGTTTGGTTCAAGCGATATTGCATATTTGTTTGAGTAGTCGTCAATTCGAATTCGAAGACGCAGACCATTTTGTTGTGTGGTTAAAAAACCGCGGTGTGATGATGGGGGAACCCCTCACCAAAGCTATTTTAGCTTTGTTTGCGTTAGTCTCAGAAGAGATGGCGCTTGACACCTACTTTAATGGTTATAATTATCGCGGTCAAGCTGCCGATTGGCGAGCTTTTGGAGTTGGTGGTGACGATCACGTCGCTCACGGTCCTGACCGTTATCTAAATCTCATCACATCCAATATAAAGGATATGGGTGGAATAATATCTGACGAAAAACATGGTGTAAGTTCGGTGGCAGTTAAATATACTGAAAAGTGTATTTACGTGCCGGCGGTTTCCACTATGCCCGTCGCTAACGCGATAACGCCAGAGAATTATGACATTCATCCGTATGTAGATGGGTTTAAAATTAGACTGTTTGCTCCTTTTAGCAAATCGATTGACACAATAGGTGACAAGAATGTTGCCATTGGCAAAGCATTAAGCTTTGGAAGGACAGTCAAGTGGCTCCCTTACCATTATACTCATAAATTTAAGTTAATGGCTAGGGATAGATTTATTTTAAGAATGGGACCGTTTTTACCTAGTAAAGACGTAGAACCTAAATTGTTTGCACAACTTCTGTTGCCACAAAATTTAGGTGGTCTTGATCTTCACATGGAAGATGACCATCCTGTTCTTTATGAAAATTTACCATATCCTACTAAAGTTTTATTAAACCTTGCCTTAGATGGCTTAGTAGATGACACCTCTAAATGGGCAAGTATTTGTCGGATGCTAAAAAAGCTACCTTCAAACGCTTCCGTTAGGGGCTATGGCCAGAAAGAAGATATGATAGATTCAATCGAATCTATGATAGAAGAAACTGAACCAGCTTTACTGCCGGAACAGGTATTCTCCTTAGTACCGTCTGAATTTGCAGACGATAGAATCTTCTTTTTACATCAAAATGGTTATTTAACAATCGATCGTGTTGCCGATATGGCGTTACGCGGCTATCTTTTCCAAGACATTTTGTCTAGAAGAGAAAAGAAGCAACCATTTTCAACTCTGACTTGGAGGCAAAGATATTCAAATATCTATGACAGACTATTGTCTGTTAAACCTCCGAATTATCAAATCAGAGATGTATTATCTCCAGCAGAATTGTTAAAATCATTTAATGTTTTTAAGAAATTTCTTAAATTTTATGATATTAACGCTGGAGAAATTGTCGATTACACTGATAATGATGGAAATCATATACACCTCGAATATTGTCTGAAAGAGACTTTAAAAGAGGGATTGCCTAATTTGGCAATTCAGTGTAGCTTGATCACCAAATCAAATTAATATGTACCCTAAGGTATAAAAAGATTTTATTATTACATTATGTAATAACAGGATGTTAGTCCGGTGTTCATAGA